CGTCTATTTGCAACTTTATTATCAATACCAGTTTTATTATTTTTCATAGGACCTGATTTAATATCACTGTTATCTTTTTTTAATCTTGCCATTGTTAGTACCATCCTGAATTAACAGCACGCTGTTTACGTGCATACTCTTCCAAATCAACAACCTGTCGTTTGGCCAAATCAATCGGTGTAGCAAAAGGGTTACGTACCCAAGTCTTACCGTAAGAACCCTGCTGGTTTACATAATCCCTTAACTGGGTTTCAGCAAACCATAAAGCCATAGGACCATCCTGTTTATTTTTAGTACCAGGAGACCAAGTAATCAATTGTTCAATAAGTGCTTTAACGCCTTCTGACTCTGCACGCGGAAACTCAATAAGAGCATTCTTAGCCGGCTTACCATCTGGACCAAAACTGCCAAACAAAGTACCAAGAGAAGCAACACCATACTCAAGGTCCATCTTGTTATTGCCCGTATAATGTTGGACAAGACGGATACCTCTTGATTGTAGGAAAGCATTAATCTCTTCATCTTGCGTCAAAAATAATTGGAAAGCGTTCTTTTCAATAACCCAAACAGCAGGCTTATAACGCTCAGTCCATTGAAAAATTATTTCCCTGATACGTTGAGGAGTCGGTGCAGGCATACGAGAAGCATCAAGAAGATACCTACGTTTAGTGTTCCTATCACCAGAAATAGCAACCGTAAAGGTGTCACCCGACATAGCAGGGTCCATAGCACAAACGGTGTAGAAGCCTGAAGTGTCAGCAGGATAACCAGGAGCACCGGCAACAAGCGGACCACAACCCCTCATACCATTCGCAGCAGCACGAACAAGCTCAGCAGAAAAAACAGACTCAGACTCAACATCCTGTTGCTGATAAACCATCGCCCACGTTTTAGCATCCAAAACGCTACGGCGTTGCTTTAGTCTAGTTCCATCCCATCTAGGGAAGAAACCGTCCTTATCAGGATCCACAGGATCCCCAGTCCAAGGCCTATCAGACCGAGGCCACAAAGTAACCCAATTCTCAGGTGTTTCATCAAACTCCAAAACAGCAGGCATAGCCAAATAAGTCCAAGGACTTTTACCTTCAGGGTACCTGTCATTAGTGCGAAGCTCACGGTACATATCAATCGGGTCAACCCGTGTACCAACAATAAGCAACTTACCGGTTGGACCGATACGTGTCAGTACTTCCTGTTGAATCCACCTAATCTGTTTCTCATACTCACCAGCATTAGACAAAGTCACACAGTCATCAAGAATAATTAAATCAGCGCGGGCACCATAAATCTGCCCACCAATACCCAAAGCCTGAAGGGTCGGGTCTTTTTCACCGGACTCACGTTCAATATAAATCGCGTCCTGCGTCCATTTATCTGATGTGGCTTTAAACCCATCAGCTGGGGCAAACCTACGTTGTAGGTCAATATAGAACGGGGAAGTCAATCTTTGCTTGACAGCGTAAAGGAACTCTTTAGCCATCATCTGAGTCTTAGAAACAACCTTAATACGAACAGTTGGGTCAACACAAATACGATAAGTAATATAATCAATAGACACTGTCATTGACTTCGCGTGCTCAGGTGGCATATTCACCAAAACATAATTCTTAACACCCTGCTCAAAGAGCATAGACGGGTGCAACCAAGAAGGAGTTTTATCCTCAATCAGATCAATAACATTCTGTTGATGAGGGAAAGTCTCAGACTTCATAAACTCTTTACGAAAATCCCTAAAGCTCATAGCTTTATCTTCATCAGAGATTTGCCCACCCCTAGCCTTAAGGGCGCGGACAAGTTTAACCTCGCGGTCAAAATCAGGATCAGACTTAGTATAATAATAAAAAGTCTTAGAGGACTTACCAACAGCCTTACAAGCATCCTCAACAGAAAAGCCCTTGGCTATCATCTCAAGCAGCCTGGACTTAGACTCATTAGAATCTAATGTTTTTCCAGCCGCTAGGCGCAAATGGAGACTGTCCTGCTGTTTAGGCATAAGACTAGAAACTCCTCTAGGTATAAGACTGGCCCGTCATTCAAATTTCATAAGGTAAAAAAAATTTTTAATTCTACCATCGGGAGCGAACCGAATGTAGTGAGTGAGCGACCTCGCTAACACTCGTCGCTCTGAGCGAAGCCCCAAGCGAAGCGAAGAGCTTTCGGCCTGAAAGGCCTCAAGCCGGTAGAGGGGCGGGGCTTTAAAAAGCCCCTCTACTATATACAAGGCTGCAAGTTTACAATTTCTTGCACACCCTCTTTGACCTGCGGAAACACACGCATAAGTTGAGCCCCGACACGCCAAAAACCCCTAAAACCCAGCTACAATCACACCACCCAGGTTTAGAAAAAATATGTGACCGAAGAGTATATCCGATGTGTGGCGCGCAATTAAAAGCCTGGGGTCAAAGACTATGGTCTAGACGTGTAGTTGAGGGTTAGGGTTAGCGTAGGCCGTCAATCTAGGGGCATATGCCTACCAAATTAGGGGCAATAAATACTTATTAGAGGCGACTTCACTTTTATATATGTAGTTATACGGGCTATGTGGGCGACTATCTTAGGGGGCGTTTGGGTCGTATGTTTAGGCCGTATTTGTAGGGTGTTTGGGGTGTTGTTTTTAGCTTTATAACGATTTGGTAACGATTTGTTTTTTTTGGTTGTTTGGGGTTGTGTTTTGTTGGTTTGTGGGTTTAGTATTGTTTTTAGGTAATCATTAGGGGTTATCTAAATAGATTGGATTAGATGATGAAAGATGATGTGAAATTATCTAGTAAGGCATTAAACGACAGGGCACGCGCTAACTATGAGTCCTTGACTAATTTTTTTAATGTTGAGGAACAGGCGTGGCAATTGGCCGTCTTGGAATTAGCCCTTGAGACTTTAGGGGTTAATCCGTCTAAATTGTTGGAACAATATCCTGAGGAATATTGTTGTGGCAAGGGTGAGCACCCTGAGGATTTTGTGAGTTGTTGGTGTTGTAATGGGTTGTGTGTTTGGTGTAACGATTAGGGCTAGTTTTGGGTTGATTGACACTAGCCGATTTTGTCTGGTGTCTTTCATCTTATAACTACCATTTTTGGTATTATGAGAACAACGGGAACGCGTAGGGTGCGCGATCTTTAGGGAAAGGGTAAGAAATGGAAACAAAAGAAATTACAGCAAGAGGGCAATTTGTGGAAGATTTTTTGCTAGTTAGCCAAAACGACTCGGACACATATTTTGAGTATTCTCGGTTGGTTAAGTTTGAGGGTGTTTTGGGTGCTAGTGAGGCTATTAAAGAACAATTTGAGGGGTTTGTTTCTAAGTTAGCCGACGACGAAGACGAGAGGGGCAACGAGTACGGGGCGTTGTTGTTGCGCCAATTGTTGATTGGTTGGGGTAGTGATTGTTTCTATCAAATAGCCAAGCGTTTTGAGGTTGAGGCCTAATTGGTTAAGTTTAGCCCCAATTGGTGAGCGTTGGGGCTATTCTTAACTACTTAGCATAGGGCTATGTAGTTAGTTAGGGAAAGGAATAAATAATGATTAAGTGGACAACTAGACGGGGTAGAGTGTGGCGCACTATTCACGGCACTACTGAGGGTCGTCTGTATTATTGGATACGACAAGATAACACGCGCGACTATAAGGTCGGCTACTATGCGTTTGGCCGTGAGGTTGAGCGTGTGAATAAGTCGTTTGTTTCATTGGGTGAGGCTAAGGCATATGTGGCCGACTACGACGCAAACATTGTAGACACAATTATTGTTGAGGAAAGGGTATAAATGCGTGACGATATTAAGCTAACCCCTAGGGGTGAGGTATTTGTGGACATTGTAAACGCGTTACTATTCCTCGCTATGGGTTACGCAATAGTGCGAGCTGTTGCCGTGGTTGTGGTAAAGATCGGGCAAGGTTTAGGGATAATCTAAAGGATTTATTGACGAGAGGGACGCGCCCCTAACGCGTCTCTCACCTATTTATTGAAAGGATTTTTTAGGTATGAGTGGGCAACGACAACGCGTAAAGCTACGCGAGGGGACAACGATAACGCGCGAGGACGGATCGCACCCGTATATTATTTGGTGCGCTAAATGCGAGACGATAACTTATGCCGTGAGCGCACGGGGTTATATGTATTACAAAGAGGCTACGAGGTTAGCTCGTAAGCATAGGTGCGATTAAATTGTTATCTAATTGTTATATAAATGTGCTTGACTACAACGGCAACGCGTGACCATAATGGGTTTAGTGGCACAAGCTACTAATTAAGGAAAGGCTAGGGATAGCAAATGGGTAAAACAAAAGTGCAAGTGGACGGACCTTTAGATGTTTTTGACAAGGTGCCAAAGTTATTAGGTTTTAGACCTAAGAATAGTTTGGTTATTTTGTCTGCTGGGTGTGAGTCTGATGTTGTTAAGGGTGTTAAATGTGTGACTCTTAATGATGTTGTGTCTGAAAAGGCTAATAATTATCAAGCTATTTTGGATAGTATGGGTAGCGATAATGGTTTTGTTTTAGTTTTTTATGTGAAACAGAGCCAAGTTTGGTCTGAAATGGGTCAAGATTTTTTTGATCTTTGTGATTTTTGGTTTAAGGATATTTTGTTTTTGACCGAGGATAATAATTGGGGTTCTTATATTTGTAGGGACGAGGATTGTTGTCCTGTTGGTGGTAAGCCTTATCTTTCTTATTCTGAATTGGTGGGTGCGTAATGAAAACTTTACCAATATGTGCACAATGTAATAAGCACCTTAAAATTGACTATCATCTTAGCGATTTGGGTTATTGTCCTGATTGCACGGGTGCTTGGATTAAAGATTTTGTTAAAATGCAACGAGCACCAAGAAGACGAAAGGTGAGAGCATAATGAATAATGATTTACCTAAGTTTATAGCAGACGAAAATGATGATTTATTTTGTGCTGTTTGTAAGCGTAAAGGTGAGTGGACAGATTGTCCTTATCACC